GCGCCAAGCGTACCGGCAGAGCAGCCGGTAAGGTGCCGACGCTTACGATCACCCGTGGTTCCGAAGCCTATCAGGATCAACCGCAATGAAAGTGCTCGTGATTGAGCTTGAAGACGCCGGTTGCGGCTTAGACTTTGTGCTGCGTTGCGTTCAAACCGGCCACAAGGTGCGGTATTACAAGCCAGCCGAGAAGAAATACGAATTCGGCAAGGGTTTCCCGGGCGTTGAACACATTGACAACTGGGCCACGTCGTTCAAGTGGGCTGACCTCGTGTTTGCCACCGGCAACGACAAGTTCCTGCCCCGCATCGGCGTTATGCAGAAGGGTCAGATCAAGTTTTTTGGACCGTCACAGGCCAGTGCCGACCTTGAGATCAAGCGCGAACTGGGCATGAAGTTCTTGGAAAAGCACGGCATTGAATGCCCTGAGTTCAAGACATTTCCGAACCTTGACGCCGCCGAGGCGTACCAGCGCAAGTCGTCCGAGCGGCACGTATTCAAGACGTTGGGCAGCGAGGAGGACAAGTCGCTGTCCTACGTCGGCAAGTCGCCGGCTGACATGGTGGCGCGCATCCAGCGATGGAAGAAGCTCGGCATGACCCTCAAGGGGCCATGTATGTTGCAGCAGTTCATCCCGGGCGTTGAATTTGCCGTGTCGCGTTGGCTGGGTTCCGACGGCTGGGTCGGTTTGCCCAACGAAAATTTTGAGCGCAAGAAGCTGCTGTCAGGCGACGCCGGCCCCAATTGCGGCGAGTCTGGCACGGTTATGAAGTATTGCACCGAGTCGGTGCTGTTTGACGAGGTGTTGGCGCCGCTCGAGGACGACCTGATCGCCATGGGCCACATGGGCGACATTGACGTCAATTGCATCATTGACGAGAAGGGCAAGGCGTGGCCGTTGGAATTCACCATGCGCCCTGGTTGGCCGGCGTTCAACATCATGTTGGCGACGCACAAGGGCGATCCGGTGGAGTGGATGCTGGACGCGTGCAACGGCGAGGACACGATGGACGTGTCCACCGCTATCGCCTGCGGTATCGTCGTGGCGCAGCCTGACTACCCGCACAGCAACGCGACCATGAAGGAAGTCACCGACATCCCGATCTACGGCGTCACGCCCAAGAATCGGCGCTACATCGCGCCCCAGTCGGTCAAGATGGCCGTGCTGCCGCAGATGGAAGGCGACAACATCGTTGAGAAGCCCATGTGGGCGACCGCGGGCGACTACCTTGCCGTCGTGACGGGTACGGGCAAGTCGGTCAAGCAGGCCGCAGAACGCGCCTACAGCGTCGTCAAGGAGCTTCACGTTCCCGACATGATGTATCGCGACGATTGCCACGAAAAGATGGAAAAAGACATTCCCGAGCTGCATAAGCACGGCTACGCCCTCGAATTCACCTACGAGTAACCTATGGCCACCGGATACCTCATTCCCGTCGCTAACACCTTGCAGGTCTTTACCGACCAAGGCGTGATTGGCAGCGGTTACAAAATCTACACCTACACGGCGGGCACCACGACGTCGGTGGTCACGTACACCTCTAGCACCCTGACGGTGGCCAACAGCAACCCTGTGGTGCTGCAAAGCAACGGTCGGTTGCCGACGCCCATGTGGGTGCCGTCGGGTACGCTGGTCAAGATCGTCCTCACCGACAGCACCGGCACGGTCATCTCGGGCGGCACGTTTGACAACCTGTCAGCCATCAACGACCCGTCGGCCATAACGATCCCAGCGTCGTCGGTCACCGGCCTTGCCGCATCGGCCACGACCGACACGACCAACGCGTCAAACATCACCGCCGGCACGTTGCCAGCCGCCCGGATCAGCGCCCTCAACGGCGTCCAGTTTGCCGGGTATGCCGCCACCACGCCGGTCGCTGTAGCGTTCAGCGCCACAGCCATGACGCTAGACGCGTCGCTGTCCAACGTGTTCACCACGACGCTGACGGCCTCAATCACCGTGGCGCCCACGATCACGAATCCCAAGGATGGCCAGACGATCAACTGGTTCATGACGCAGGACAGCACCGGCAGCCGATTGATTACCGGCTACTGGCCGAGCGGCTTTAAGTGGCCGGGCGGCTCCGCGGGCGTCTTGTCCACCGCAGCCAACTCGGTTGACCTGCTTGTGGCCACGTACCGTGCAAGCACCGGCTTCTGGTACGCCAGCCTGATTAAGAATTTCTCATGACATTCGCAGCCGCCACGCTTGAGCTGTCAGGGTCTGCCGGCGGCGGTGGCGGCGCTATTTCGTCGGTCACGACCGGCGTCGGGTCGTCCACGGGACGCCTGGGCGACTATCAGTGGTGGGGATGGCTACAGACCCCAGCGTTTTCGTCCATGTTCGGACCCGACAGCGCCATCGGCAGCAGTTCGCCGACCAACCCATCGTGGCGCGGCTATCAGATCGTCGGCGTGTATTCGGGCGACGCGGCAGTCGGCGGCACGCAGGCGTTGTCGTACACGGTCGCACTGGCCGGCACGGCGGCGTCCGGTACGGTCAACTCGCTGACCATTGACTCAACCGCCATCGGCGCCAACACCTTGGCGGTCATCACCAGTTACCAACCGGCGTATACGCTGTTCCGGTTCAACCTGACCGCAGCCGGCACCAATCTATTCGGAACGTCAGGCACACACACGGTGACCATCGCATGACCACATTCATTTGCGTCCTCGTCATCATCCTGATCGCCATGTCGTCATTCTTCCCGCCCCGGCCAAAGCATTAAGGAGTTGCCATGCTTGTACTCGAACTCACCTCATTTGCGGTTGCTATCGCGGCAGCGCTCGTGGCCGGCTGGCTTGCGTATCGCAAGTACGGTGCGAAGGCAGAGAAGATCAAGCAAGATCTGGGTGCGTGACATGGATCACAACAAGACCGCTGACGGCGCCGCAGTCGTCTCGTGGGTCGCGTACTTGTTCAGCCACCTGACCGCTGCAAACGACTTTTTGCAGTTTGTCGCGCTGATCGTCGCCATCGCGTCGGGTATTTACGCGTGTCGCTACCATGCCAAGCGAATACGCCAAATCGACACTAATGTCGATTGAGAGCGATATTGCCCTGCCTCGCATCAAGGAGGCCGAAGGGTTCCGAATGTACCCCTATAAGGACACCGTAGGGGTGACCACTATTGGCTACGGCTGCGCGCTGGATGTTGGCTGGCCTGAGCCATTCGCCGCAGCCGTGGTCAAGCTCCAAGTGGAAAATGCGGCCATGGAATGCCAATCTTTGCCATTTTGGTCGGATTTAGACACGTTGCGTCGCAGCGCTGTAATAGAGATGGTGTTCAATCTCGGCATGACGAAATTCTTGCAATTCCGCAAACTTATTGCGGCGTTGCAGAAAAAGGATTACGTTGCGGCAGCAGCCGAGATGATGTCGTCCAAATGGGCACAACAAGTTCGAGGTCGGGCCATTCGACTGGCCCACATCATGGAAACAGGGGTGGATGCACCATGTTGAACTTGAAAGGACTGGCCAGTTATTGCCTTGCTCGAGCGCAGGAGCCGAGCAGTTGGCGCGGCGTCATTTTGATCGTCACCGCGTTGGGCGCCCATTTCAACCCGACCCAGACCGAGGCGATCATCACCGCCGGTCTTATGGCGGCGGGCATGGTCGGCGCCGTGACGAAGGACGCCAAATGATTCCCGCGACGGTCCCGTTGATGGGGCACGTCATCCAGATATTCGTTATTCCCGCGGATGAATGGCAATACGGTGACGACGTGGCCGGCCTGTGGATACCCGGTCAGCACCAGATCCACATCCACGACGGCCTAGACGACAGCAACAAGGTCCACACGTTTTTTCACGAGCTGCTGCACGCGGCTCTGGACTGCATGAATCACAAGTTGAGCCGAAACGAAGTGTTCGTTGACCAACTGGCGGGGTTACTCCACCAAGCATTGGCGGGCGCTACGTATGCAAAACCGAAGCGCGCCCGTAAACGCGTATCGAAGAAGTGATGTGCGTAGACACTTGGTGATTCCTGATGTCCAAGCCAAACCGGGAGCCGATTTCACACACCTTGACTGGGCAGCGCGGGCCATCGTGGACCTCAAGCCCGACGTCATTGTGGTGTTGGGAGACTTCTGGGACTTGGAATCGCTGTCAACGCATGATGCGCCAGGCAGCAAGGAAGCCGAAGGCCGACGCGTCCTGACCGACATCGAGGTCGGCAACGAAGCGTTCCAGCGCCTGACCGGCCCGATGCAGCGCGAATTGGTGCGGCGAGTGCGCCGGCATATGCGCCGGTGGTATCCAGAGTGCCATTTCCTATTCGGCAACCACGAGGATCGGCTGAGTCGGGCGATATTCCGCGATCCCAAGTGGGAAGGCATCATTTCGTTGGACAGCCTCAAGACGCCCGGATTCACGCGGCACCCATTCCTCAAGATCGTCGAGCTGGACGGCATCTCGTATTGTCATTACTTCCCCAATCCGTTCAGCGGTCGCCCTATCGGCGGCGCCATCGGGGCTCGGCTCAACAACATCGGCAAGTCTTTTGTCCAAGGCCATCAGCAGGGCTTTCTGTACGCGTCAAAGCAGTACCCGGACCATGTCAAGCATGGACTGGTCTGTGGCCGGTTCTACACCCACCGGGAGCGGTATCGCACGCAGGACGTGCAAGATAACGAGTGGAATGGCATTGTAATGCTTGACCGCGTCAAAGACGGCGACTACGACCTTGTGCCGCTACGGATTGACGTCCTGCGAGACAAATATGCCAAC